ATCATACTCTCTCTACCATGTAGTTTAAAAGTATCAATACCATGTGATTGCATTTCTACCCAATCTTCTCTCCATGGAGGTAAGTTTGCTTGTTTAAGATCAAACTCAGGATTCTCTACATCCCAAGTAGAACATGATACTCTACTAATAGGACTAGCAAAAAATATAGGATCATCTTTTGTTCTTGTAGCATTGTACTGGTAATGCTCTGGCATGATAGGACATCCACCCCAACATGTTTCATTGACAAGCATTGAGAACATAACAGGTTTTCCTAGATATGCACAATAGTCTTTTGCTTTTCTAATACGTAAGAGTTGATCACGATCTCTCATAAGATCACGGTCTAGGTTTATATAATTAAATCCTGCTTCTGCTAATGCTACTATATCATTAGGTTTTGTAACCTCTCTAAGAATAGTATTCTTAATAAACAATTCTGGAAATACTGATCTAATCTGTCCTGTAGATACCCATGTTGTATGTGGTAGAGTTACTACTCTAACTCCTGCATTGTAGATAGGAGCAAATTCTTTGATCCACAAGTCTAAATTTTTTTGATCAGGTCTTACCCATATATTATTAAAGGTCGCTGACAGTGGTATATTTGATTCATTAGAAATGTATATTGCTGATTCTGTTAATGCTTCTGGAGACAAAAAAGTATCCCCCATAGCGTCTTGATCAAACGGAGGGATTCTACATGTAAAATATAGATCTAGTATATATTCTCGATACTCTTTAAGAAATGGAAGGAATGTATTAGTTACAAACTCTTCACTCAGTTTCGGATTGATCGGGAGAGAGAAGACTCTTTTGTTCATGACCAGTTATTTGTTCATATAATTTGAGGTGAAGACTATCCTCAATCCCTTCCATAGTAGGGATACGAGGAGAAGTTCCATCCATCATTAATTTATCTAGGTGAGGTTTCAATTCATTTTGTATCTTTGCAATACCCGCACTGAGCAAACCAGAGTACTGCATTGCAACATTGAGAGTTGCAAACTGATCGTCTTCTCTCATCATAGCGATAGAGTCTAAGTTACCAGTTCCAATCTTACCAGTTGTATAAACATCCATTGCTGCTTGCTTACCCATTCTAGCAATCCAATATTTTCTTTCATCTTCTTCAGTATATTCTGCTGCCTTCTCAACTTCTTCTATACTTCCCCAATTCTTATTGATCCAATCCATAAACGCTGCTAACTCATTATCATACTGATGTAGAGTAACATTGTACTTGTTTCTATCTAATTCAAATTCCTCAATATCTAACTCCATGAGTCTACGTTCATAAGGATCATCAGTTACATTTACCTTATCTTGAAGACGTGCAATCTCTGTCTCTTTTCTTTTACGATCCAAGACGCATTTTTTTCTATCGTGATTTCTTCTTTCTACTTCTACTAATACTTGACGTAGTTTTCTTTTATCAGTTACGTGGGAATTGACAACAAAATTCTTTATTTGTTCGTGTGTCATTCCGTAGTCCATGTTGCTTTCTACGAAAGCTTCAATCGCATCGGATGATATATTGTACATAAAAAAGTTAATTTAAAATTGTATACCAGGTGGTACATTCATTGGAGATCCGTCTGCATTGACTAGACCCTCTTCCACCATTTGAGTATAAGGCATAGGAACACCCATATACTTTTGCCATAAAACGTTTAGTTCTTTTATTGTAGCACAACTTTTAAATTCTTGCTTAAGCACTAACATTGCATCATACAATGCTTTTACTTTGTCATTAAAAGTTTTGTTTCCTGCTAAAACAGAAGTTGCTACTTCAGATACTGTAATGCCTTTAGTGGTAGCAATACTATTTAGTAAGGGTGTTTCACCTTCTAAATTATTAGCTTCGGTTATCTGGGCATCCCAAAGATACTGTTCTAGTTTAGACTCTTCTGCTTTTAATGTCAAGAACTTTCTATCGTACTCGTCTTCGATAATTAATTTTGCTGCAGTTTTCATAAACTCAATAGCAGCATCATATCTTTCTTGTGGCATTTCAACTTTTGTTCTGCCATCATCTAGTTCTTCTAATGCATAATCATCATCTTCTGATAATGGGTCATCAGATGTAACTTTAACAACAGCACGAACTTCACCGAAATGCTTGACACCCCATCTACCTACATCCTCTGATACTTCTTCATACGAACCAGATAACTTATTGAGATCTCTTATCCAAGTTTCCTCAATAGAAAATACAGTAACACCATACTGATTAAAGGTCAATAATGCAGTAGGCAATTCTGTAATACGAGGATCATGCCTTGCTATGTAATATTTTTTAGCGATTGTAGTACTCATAATTAAAAACCTGTGTATCCATACATTAGAGTTCCGAACTCTATACCCGCAGCAGACGCTGTGCCAGGAGGTCCTGACCTGTCCATTCTACTATCTCTTGTGAAACTATGACTTGCATAGGTAAAGAGATAACCGTTGTTGTTCTGAGAACCATCATACTGACCACAAATAAATCCATAGTCATTACCTGTGTGCATACTTTCTTCACCAGTAGTTAGTCCGTTCTTACTTACGTTTGCCATACGACCACCGTTGTAAGAATTTCTCAAATGGAAGTCACTAGATGTTCTATATCCACCAGATGTATTCCAATATGAAAAACCATCTCTACTTGATAAAGTTTTGTTAGTTCCGTCTGTGCCAGGATTATCTGGCCATGATACAAATGACTCTGTTGAGAAATTAAATATTCTACCACCACCCTGTTTAATCAAACCATTTGTAGCAGATTGACTAGATGCAGGGTTGTTCTGTGTGCCATCAGGGTGAGTTGTGGTAAAGTTATTTGCTTCTGTATTAAGATTATATTTTACCATCTGACTAGAGTTTCCTCCACCATGTACATAAGCATAGTTGAAGTCTTTTGCCATTGCAGTAGCTCTGTGTTTTGTTCCTGCCATAGATGTAGCAGCACCCGCATTACTGTTAGTATTCATATTAATCTTAGACACCTGACTGGTAGTTACGTTCCAACCATCACCAGTTGCGAATACAAAACCAGTAAAGTTTAAACCTGGTTTTCCATCAATATATGCACCAGACCAGTTAGTTAAATCTCCTAAGTTTGATTGTGAGAATGTCGCATGAGTTAAGACATTAACGTTTTTATAAGATGTTCCTCCTCTATATCCACAACAACTAAAACCTTTTGTTATATTAAATCCTGCTTTATATCTTGCTTGGTCAGCACCAGCCATGGTACCTGTTCCACCTTCAGTATCCCAGTATGCAGTTCCAGATGTACCACCTGACCTAAGAACTGAACCTAAGTTTGTTGCATCCTGTGTAGGTAACGTTACGAAGGGAGATCCGTTCTGTAATAGTTGTCCAGTGAAGTCGATATTACCAGTAACATTTACCTGACCACTAAAATTAGCACCTCCAGTCGGAAATGCTACCGAACCAGATTGTGCTAAGTTAGTTACCTCATCAACTTTTATTCTAGAAGCCATAATTTATACAATACTCCATGAACCACCGTTATTAACTGTAATGGTGACACCATTATTTATAGAGACAGGACCAGCAGACATACAGTTGTCTCCATTATTAACTGAGATGTTTTCAGCAACTGAATTTCTGTTTCTCTTGAATACTCCATAAGTATCAATCCATTGCTTGTCTCCACTTGCTCTCATAACTGTAGATTTCTGACCAGAAGATAATCCTTCAGATGCATTACAGTTTATACCATTCAACTGATCAACTTGTAAACCATATGTTGATTGTGTTCTATCGCTACCTGAGTAGAATGTCCAACAACCATTATCATTAAGAGAACCTATACCACCGTCTCCATTATTCCTATAGAAGAAGTCGGAACCAGTTCTGATATATGTGTGTGAGTTATTAGCGAAGTAGAATCTCTCTTGACCACCCGCATCTAAGATCCACTGGTTGACTGTACCTTGTAAGTATGGAAGATTTAATGCACTATAACCATCAAGTAAGTCTGCGTTAAGGTTAGGACATACAGTTGTAGAATTAACAGAGATTGGTGCAGTACCAGTTGCGATACTAGATGAAATTTGTCCAGTAGTTCTAACTGTCTTCTGGAATTGTGTTCCACCATCACCTCTAATATAGAATGCTTCTTTAGGAGTTCCATCTGTCTCAACTCTGAAACGAATAGCAGCAGAAGAATCACCAAGACCAGTCCATACCTGATCAAAGTAGAAGTCTCCAACGCTATTGTCATAACGCATTAAGAAGCCTTCGCCAGTGCTATTATTTTGACCAGTAAATCTAATCTGAGGATCAGCACTACCACTAGAACCACTAGCAGTAATTCTAAGTTCAGCAGTAGATCCACTGTTACTATTCAAATGTAGAAGTGTGCTTGGGTTGCTTGCCTGATTACCAATACCTACATTCTCACCTCTCCATACCATTGTGGTATTAGTATTACTGGTTCCATAGTATAGGTAAGTTCCAGTATATCCAAAGTATTTGGAGTCGTTACCGAACCTTACGTAACCCTGAGATGATGAATTTTTACCTTGTAATGCTAATGTGTTAGTTGTAGATTTACCAAGAGTAATACCATTACCATCTGCAAGACTTAATGTTCCTGCACCGTTGTTGGTAAAGATACCTTGGTCACCTGTTAAGTCATTAACTGTTAAGTGTCCTGATGCATCCCTACGTGCGATTGTGTTAGCA